TAGCACCGTTGGGCTTCCGTCTGCGCTTCCGCCGAGTGAGTTTCTTTAACCAAATTGTTTAAAATTTGTGATGAAAGTCACTGACTTAAGTAAACTTTTTGATTATCCTTGCAACTAACCTTGCTAGTTTTGAAAGCGGATTTCTGGGATGTGAATCTCAAATTTTAATTCGCCGTCATAAATAGCTTGGGACATTGCCTTTATTTTTTCTTTGGCTTCTTCCGGGTTATTTGCGTAAACATCGCATGCCCATTTGGTGCCTTGGAAGTAATAATGGAATAAATACTTTTTCATTGAGGAACTCCTTATGAAATTTGAAACTTATGTGGACTCTCGCATTGAATGGCGATGGCGTCTAAAAGCGGATAACGGTAAAATCATTGCAGATAGCGGGGAAGGCTATAAAAACTACACTGATTGTTTACACGCTATTGATTTAGTTAAATCAACTAACCAATCAACTAAGGTTGAAATGGTTTAATTAAGAAAGCTCCGAAAGGGGCTTTTTTCATCACAAATTTTTAAAGAGCATCGAGATTGTGTATCTCGTTTTGATGGTCTTATAATACTAAAACTAATATTAATAGTAAATATCAAAACTAATATATTTTACAAAATATACTATTTAAACTATTAAATTACTGTTTTTACTAATATTTTATTTTTGAAAAACTTTGACTATTTGCTGAATTTGTGACCTAGATCACAAAAAAAAGAGTAGATGAGAGTGTGATTTTAAAAAGTGCGGTCGGTTTTTAGCACAAAATTGAGAAGAAATGGCAAAATTGAACAAATGAACTTGTTCAGTGAACAAAATAAAGTGCGGTAGGAATTGCGGGCAAAAGAAAACCGCACAAAAGCGGTTTAGTGATATGGTTGATTATTAAGGGGTAATGAGTTCAGTTTCTTGATTCACTCTGTCAAAAATGTCATTGTTTAGCTTTTGGATTGCTAAAAAATTAAACATAAAGTAAGGCATGGAAAGAATAAGCATGGTTCCTGTATATAAAACAATATCAAATTTTAATGTTATTTCTTCGTTTTGTATAAGTTTGATTATTGTCCAGTTTTCTGGGGTGGAAAAGCAGACATAAGCCAAAGTAATTAAAAAAAATTCAACAAAAAACCGGTTTCTTACGTTATTAATAGTACCGCGAATTTCGACAATATAAGCCTTATTGCGTACACCATTAGGCACAATCGTAATGATTAAGCCAAGCCCAACACTAAACAAAATACCAGATACGGTATAAAGTACGTTTAATGTGACTGTGCTTGGACGATAAACGCTAACGTTACAAATTAACAACGAAAGTAAAAATGCCACGATTAATTGAGCGATAATTTTCACTGACTAATCTCTTGTAGATAGTGTGCCATAGCTTGTATTAATTGCTCTTCAACGAAATATCCGCTTTCTGTTTTTTCAATTTCGACTGTTTTCGTTTTGAGCAAATCCTTTCCCTTAACTATGTTATTTTTATCTTTGGTTTTAAATTTTACATTCTCAATATCGCCTACTGGCTTAAGGGTTGCACCAAGGATTTTTTCATAGTCTTCCTGAACCATTCTACGTGGCTTTTTAAATTTCACCACCAATTCAGCCGAAATTATTTTAGCAAGGTCTTCAACGTCTTTAAAGTCCGATTTTTCTCTCAATAGCTTTGGGAGTAACTCTTTAATAACTGCAACATTAAGCCAACTGCGTTTGATTTCAGTATTTTCTACATGTTGAATGAGGTGATTTTTTGTCGCTTGCTGACCATGCGTGTTTTGTTCCGATTGAAATGGTGAAATATCGTTGAATTCAGGGTCCGCAAAAGTTGCTGAAACCAAATCACTGAGTCTGCACTCTTTTGGAGGTGAAATCATCGGTGTAATTTCCAGCACTTCGTTGTTTAGCAACCATGCTAAATAGGTTTGTAACTGCTTAATAGTTTGATTTAAGGGCATGCAGGCAGTAACAAGATAATCGCCAAGGATGGAAAAATAGTAATGGCGTTGGTAAATACCAGCTGTTGCGATTGTACGTTGCTTCAAGTCGTTAATGCTGAATTTGTGCTCGTTTAACAGCTCATTGGTAATATGTTGCACGCCGTTACCTATCTTCATTCGCAACAATGTACAAAAGAGAGATTGATCCTTTCCTTTGCTGCTATAGTCAGAAATAAGGTCTTGTTCTTTATTGGTATCATCAGGATTTAATACCAAACAACGTTGCTCAGCAGAATGTTCACTTTCTAAAAAAGCCTCGAGCTTTTCTCTTACTTGGCTCGTTGCTGTTGTTGCATTTGGGTTATTGATTTTAAAGGCTCTTAATATTACTTGAGCCACTTCAATTTTCTTTTCTGTTGAAACTTCTTTTTGAGTTTTTTTTACCATGTTTATTCCTTAGGACTTGGTTAGTTATTACAGATCAACAATATCCAGTGTTAGTTTCTTGATTAGTTTTCCGACAAAGTGAATCTGTTCTACTTGGTATTTTTCTAAGATTTCGGGCTCATAACTTGGATTGTCAGAAATTACTTTTAGTCTATATCCGCTTAGATACTGCAAGCGCTTAATTCTTGCTTTTCCTTCATATACAAACGCATAAATTCCGTCATCTTTGAAGTCATTAATTGTTCTATCAATCGCCACGATGTCACCATGTTTTAGGCTCATTTCGGCATTATTTGGGTTGTACATGCTGTTTCCGTCGATAATCGCAATCGAGAGATTATGAGCCGTTCTGCGTTGGAAAATCTCCATGAACTTGTCGCGCGAAAATTCAATAGAGCGGATTGTGTCCGGGTAATCAAGGTTGATGACGCCATCACCGGCGGCAAGATGGTTATCAAGTAGTGTGAGCTTGATTGAATCGGAGGCTGTTGGTTCCGAAAACTCTTTTGCTTTTGCTACAAGAGTAGTGAAGTCCTCGGAAATATCAGGATCTATATCAGATGGTTCAACATCAAGAATCGAAGCAAATTTAATGATTGTTTCTTTGCTTATAGGCTGCTTACTATTTGGGTTCATATAGTGGCTTACACCGCCCTGTGTCTTAATATCCAACAGATTAGCGATTTTAGCTTGAGTTAATCCAAAATCTTTTTTCTTTGTTTCATAAATACTTTTTAGGCGAGTTTTAATCTCAAAAAGTCTTTGTTCCACTTCGCTCATTGTATCCCTCTCGTATCTTTTGCCGGAATTATATTAGCCCCGCTAATAAGATCAAGAATAGCTAAAATATTAAAGCTATTGAATAAGTTAAATAGTTTTGCTAATATTTAACTATTCAGGAGGCTATATGAAACTAACCGATTATTTAGCCGAGAAAAAACTCACTCAAGAACAGTTTGCTCGGCTTGTACAAAAAACCCAAGGATTTGTTAGCCATTATCTGACGGGACGTTGTGAGTTAAGTGCGAAAACAACATTGGCTTGGTCTGCCGTAACTAATTATTTGGTTACACCGCACGAATTAAACCCGAACTTATACCCAAACCCAGATGATGGATTACCAAAACACCTTAGAACGTAATTTACCAATCTTTACCCAAAAGAAAACCATAAAAATAAGGCAAAAATTATGGAAATGAAGAAAGTTATTATCGAAATGATTGATCGGATTCCTGGGGGGAGAAGTGCGGTAGCAGGGTTTCTCGGATTTTCAGAAGCGGAGATGAATAACCGCTTGTATCACACAAAAGGTCAACATTTTAAAAACGAAGAATTGATTGCGCTGCAACTTGAGTATGGCTGTACTGATTTTATCGATGAATTATGCCGTTTGGCTGGTGGGCGTTTTGTACCTGATGTGGCAGAGGATGAATTAGACAAGGTTGAGCTTGCCAATTTACAACTGCACGAGCTTTCCGCACGAGGCTTGTTATTTGCTGCATTAGAAACAGCGTTAGAAGACGGTGAAATCACTTCACAAGAAGAAGACAAAATACGTCAAGCATTGAGTAAGCATTTAGCAGCAACACAACATTCGATTGAATGTGCGATTGTGTTACACAAGAAATAAAAAAACCACGGCGGCAACCGTGGCAATTTAGGAAAAAATCAACATGGAAAATATTAATCCAAACGAAAAAACAAGTCAAACGCAAAACAGCAAGATTCTCAAGGCTTTGTTGAATGGCGAGCGATTGACACAGCTTGATGCCTACACTCGATTTAATTGCACCCGTCTAGGCGCAAGGATTTTCGACATAAAAAATATGAACGAGGAATACAAGAACAAAGTTGTTGATAGATGGGTTGTTCTTCCAAGTGGTAAGAGAGTTAAAGAATACCGATTCGAGGCTTGATATGGAAAGACTATTCGACCCCGAATTTGTAGCTAGTTTAAGTGATAGAGAAAAATTCATAGCTTATGAAGGCATAAAACAACAATTAATAGAGCAGGGCGCAAGCCAAGAAGAGTACGACAGAGTAACAGAACAAGCGATTGAGGAATTAGAGATATGAATCCATCAACAATGCTTAAAAATACAGGAAGAGCGATTGCTTATCGTCCTAATCTTGCTCGTTTATTTGGTGGTGTTATTGCTGAAATCTTCTTTGAGCAAATTTTCTATTGGCAAGATAAAGCCGATCCTGTTCTTGGTGTTTATAAAACCCAAGAAGAGTTAGAAATTGAAACTGGATTATCGAGAAAAGAGCAAGAAACTGCTCGCAAATTGCTGCGTGAAAAAGGCGTGCTAATCGAAACTCATAAACGCCTAGAACATCGTATGTATTACAAAATCGACTGTGAAAAATTAGACGAATTATTAGCCACATTAGCGAATGATACAAACAAACATTCCCGAATGCCCGAAAGTGACATTCGGGAGGGTGACAAAGTCGCATTCGTTAATACAAGAGATTACAACACTAGATTACATACACATACCCCCTTACCCCCTAAAGGGGAATCGGCTAACGCCGATGTGACGGAGGGGCAGGGCGATACACCACCTGATGAAGATTTCCCCTCTGATGAAAAACAAAAAATTGATCGAACGGATTATATCGGGATAGCTCAAGCATACAACGATGCACTGGACTTAACAGGCGTTGCTTTACCAAGAATTGCCGATCCGTCAAATT